GCGGTACAAAATACATAATCCGCATAAAAAGTGCGAAGTGTGGCGAATAAAGCTATTAGGAGGAGCAATTCTATGAGTAAGAAAAAAGGTGGAAAGCTTAAATGGGTAGTTCTGGCAGTTGTCGCAATCGGGGTTATCGGTGCCGTTGGCGGAAATTCGGATTCAGGTACTACATCCACTTCCAGTACATCTGCAAAGACGGAATCTACAAAAGAAGTTGATACGCCCACACCAATTGAATACACATCCGTATCAGTCAATGATATGATGTCTGATCTTGATAGTAACGCAATGGGTGCATCTGATAAATACAAAGGCAAATATCTTCAGATCACCGGAAAGCTCAGCAACATTGATGCAGCCGGAAAATATATTGACCTTATGGCTGATGGAGATTTTGAGATTATTGGAGTCCAGTGTTACATCAAAAACGACGACCAAAAATCCAAAATAGCATCCATGTCAAAGGGAGACACCGTTACTTTAAAAGGAAAATGCACAGACGTTGGAGAAGTTCTTGGATATTCTCTTGACATTGAAGAAATAGAATAAAATAAAAAAACCGCCCCGGCATTGGCGTACCGGGACGGCGTTTATACATCTCCGAAGAGATGCTATATTCTGGCAAAACATATTGTATCATCTTCGGAGCAGTCGAGCAAGACAGAAAATTTGTTCGGCTGTTATTTTTATACCTAAAAACAGCTATAAAGAAAAGAGGAATAAAATGTCGAAGAAAAGAAAAAAATATCCGAAACTGCCGAATAACTTCGGCTCTATCCGGTATCTTGGCAAGAATCGGAGAAACTGCTTCGCAGTGCATCCACCAGCTACACCGGACGATACTGGCAAACTAAAACGTCCACCTGCGATCTGCTACGTGGATGACTGGATAAAAGGTTTCACTGTCCTGACAGCATACAAAGCCGGCACGTATCAGCCCGGCATGGAACGGACTCTTGAGGTGTCCCCTACAACCGACATAGATACTCTTATAAGCCGCTTAATTGCCGACTACAACACAATCAAGGGCGTCGAGGATAAACACCCGGAAATCAAGAAATTGACGTTCTCAGATGTATACGAGCAGTTCTATGCGTGGAAATTCCCAGAGGGTACAAAACTGTCATATAGCTCAAAAGAAGCATACCGGACAGCTTATACAAACTGCACTGTTCTGCATAATCGTATATTCGAAGATTTAAAGGCTCCTGATATGCAAAAGGTTATTGATGACTGCACACTGAAAAAGCAAAGCCAGATGGCTATCCTGACTCTGTTCAAACAGATGTACAAATATGCCGTATACTCAGAAATTGTAACGGAAAATAAGGCGTTATATGTCCATGTCAATGCTGATAATGACACCGAACATGGAACGCCATTTTCTGATCAGGAGATGCAGATACTGTGGAACAATGCGGATGATCCAGAAGTACAGCTCATTCTTATTATGTGTTATTCTGGTTGGCGGATCGGTGAAGTGTTAAAACTTACGACCAACCTGGAAGAAAGATACTTCCAAGGTGGAATCAAAACAAAAGCCGGCAAAAACAGAATTGTTCCGATACATTCCGCTATATACCTTTTTGTCGAACAGAAAGTGCTGGCACAAGATGGAAAACTATGCGTATATACTCAGCAACATCATAGAAAAGCACTGTTCTATCCTACACTGGAACGATTAAAAATAGTCGGCGATCCGAAACACACGCCACACGATTGCCGGCACACCTTTTCTGCACTGTGCGAAAAATACGGTGTCCGGGAGAATGACCGAAAACGAATGCTTGGCCACTCCTTTGGCGGAGATGTTACAAATGCTGTGTACGGCCACAGGACACTGGAAGAACTTCGGACAGAAATAGAAAAGATAAAAGTTCCATTTGTGACTAACCGTGACTAACGGAACCCATTTTAATCTTTCTAAAACAACCGAAATATCATTATCGAAATGCCGGAAACCCTATTAAAATCAACGTTTTCAGCGATTTTGCAAGGATTTCCCACATTTCATTTTCATTATTCTAATTTTATTAATTGTGACCAACAAATAGAATTTAGAAAATTGCGCAAATGCCTGTAAATACAGTGTTTCAGAGGTTATTATATTAGGAAACAATATTTTAATCTGTGACTAACGTGTGACTAACGATAACAGTCTAAAACTTCCGAAATGATACAAAATATGTTTATAAATAAAGTTCCCGGGGAATTAACCCCGGGATGCTTTTATATAGCAATCAAATCTTTCCATGTGGCGGGTCCACAGATTCCGTCCACTTCCAGAACTTCTTTCCTGGATTCCTGATAAGTTTTCAGAGCGCAAATCGTGTTCGCATCTGCTGTCCATGTAAGTTTCAAGGCTTTGCCGTTTTTGCCTTTAAAACCTCTGGCTCTTAAAATTTCCTGTAAGAGAAGCACAGATGTATTTTTGTCTCCTGCTTTTACTGTTTCTGGATTAAACATATATTTCTCTCCTGTTTGTGCGGTATTAGGCAATGCATTTTCAGATTTTGCGGGTACAGACACATCAGATGTAATACTATAATCCGGTGTACAGAACTTAGTTCCGGGCATCTGGCTGTTAAGATAACTCTTTGCACAGACACCGCCACCATTTGCAATAATTCCAGATGCACCAGAAGTATTTCCCTCAATGGTATAGAATCTGTCTCCGATCACGGCCGTTACGATGCCAGTATGGGCAAAAGTTCCATTACGATAAAAGATTACAATATCGCCAATCTTTGGATTAGCATTCCTTGTGAACAGATTGCCGAGCGTTGGGCAGTAAACATAAGGCCAGTGCTTCAACAGTTTTTTTGCCTTTTCCTGTCCGAATGCTTCCATAAAGCACCAACTCACGAATGCTGCGCACCAAGGCTGTCCTTGATATGAAGGCTTAATGTCTCGCCAGTACTTCGTATAGTTGTTCGAACCGGAGTTTGCAGTCTTACTGTCGAGCTGGCTATTACTCTTCTTTTCAAGGTATCCAATCTCATTTTTTGCAATGAGAATCACTTTTTCAATAGCTTTGTCCATTGCAGAAATCTCCTCTTTGTAATCCTTATAGAATACATCCATGTCAACGTTGCCACTGATGCCAGATACTTTTCCTCTACTGGAATACTGCCAGCCTACACCGACATTCGGACGTAATCTTTCCTGTACAGAGCCATTATCACTAGCCGGATAACGAGCAATCCAACAATCATACTGTTTCAGAGTATCTGACAGAACGTTATTGTACCAATCAAGATTGCAGTAGATGCCGACCTTATAACCGGCTTTCTTCATCCTGGTCAGAAATGCGACTGCAATGTTCTCAATCGCCTGTTTGCCGAGTTTTCGTTGATTAGGCCACTCGAGATCGTAGAATACTGGGAAGTCCAGCCCTCGCCCATTCAGTGCGGCAATCACATCTTCCGCTTCATCAATCGCCTGTGCCGTTGTCAGAGCGTAACTGTACTTATATCCACCAACAAGGATTCCGTTGCTCTTGCATCCCCTGTAGTTGTACTCGAATGAGCCGTCAACACCTGTTTTCTGATGTACTCTCAAGATTGCGAATTTAATGCCGGATTTAGCTACTTTCGCCCAGTCCGGTTTTCCTTGATTGGATGATACGTCAATACCTTTAATTTCCAATTTATCAACTCCTTTCGTGAAATCATGAAACATATTTGTGGTGGCTGTAGCGTACAGATTTCACACTCCATTGGTAGCTTTTATAAATTTTTTTAATGAACAAAATGGGAAGACTATAATTGTTTTCTTTCTATCTCAAATGGAGAATATGAAAAAACAACACCTCTGCCCCAATTCCCGATTTTTATGGTTATGCTACTATTTGTCAAGTCGCCTGTAACTGATACATTGCCATTGTTTACTATATCTGTGTGGCTTACTTTGTTATCAGATGCACCGTAAATAAATGTCACAAATTGCGTTATTGAGTCTCCAGAAAGTATTATAAATAAGCCTAAATCTCTTATATTACTAGCACGTATTACTACTGCATTGTATGCAGTTCCATAATTTTCAATACCCTTACTGTAAATCGTCCCGGTCTTACTATTTAATTCATTAATTGCCCCCAACACCGTCTGATTGTTCGTCCGCAAGTTACTAATGACCGCATTGGTCAGTTTCCCAACAATCCAGTTCCAGACTCCACTGAACGGCGAAAGCTTGTTTGCCTTTGCTGCTGCGTCGTAAATCATCAGTGTGTCGTTGTCCGCCGGGTATGTTTTTGTCGTGTAATCTGTCCATTTTGGCATGACTGTTTCCTCCTTATGCTAAATATTTGTCCCTGATATATTTTTTGACTGCGTCAAGATGAGACTGCACATCGTCATTCATCACAAGAAAATTGCCTTTATTGTTCTGGCTGACAACTTCTCCTGTTTCCTCGTTTACCTCAGAATAGGTGTAAGCAATACGGCTTCCCTCTCCAGTGCTAAGATTCATAAAGCTTGTAAGAATTTTTTTCATGATACATTCTCCATTTCGTCAATAATTTTTTCCCTGTTATTAAGAAGTTCTTTTTCATAATCTGGTTCTGATACTTCAAGGCTTTTACTGTAGTCTGGCTCTGGCATGTCTGTATCTATTGCCCTATCGTAAGCTGTTTCACTTGCATCAGCAAAACGCATGTGTTCATAGTCAGCCTGCCGCGCTTTGATTTCGAATGCAAATTTAAGCCCCGGAGTACCTTTTACAGTGAAATATGTCTGTTCTTTCTTGTCTATCCAACAATCTCCATCCCCTTCCTTTTGCAAGAACACATAATACTCAATCCTTACATTAGTAGATTCTTGGAATATGTCATCTATGTCTATCAGGCATGCACCATCTTCTGATATGAATGCTTCTCCGATGTCTCCAAACACGGGGGATGCCATTTCGTAGCAATAAAACGCCTGTGTGCCATAGTTTTTTGTTGGAAAAATTCTTTTTTTTGTTCCGCGAACACTAAGGTCTGCAAGGTCCGTCCCTGTACTTCCACTGTAGAGGTGCCCACTGGCTTCTACATGTGACTTTGACTTAATAATTCCACCCGCTGTAATTGTTTGAGTAGCCTCAATAGTAGAAGCGGATATTCCATTTACAGTAATGGTATTTGCTATTGTACTGGCGGAATACACTACACCTGTTTCGATAGACGCGCCTTTAATTGATGTGCCATATATAGTCCCCAATGTCGGAATGAAATACGATGTACGATCTTCTGCATAAATATATCCAGTTTTACCATCTAATTTGACAGAACCACCATAATTAACGCCAGATGACTCAATTACTTCATTCGTTGAATCAATTTTCCAACCTGCCAGATATCCGGTATCAATATACGAGGCATTCAGATACACCTTGTTATCATAAAGATATAGGCCCTGTGTTTCCCCATTGTTGGTTAATTTATTAAAAATATCCAACTGAGTCATATCTGATGCGTCTTTGCCGTCTTTCCCATCCTTACCACTTTCACCATATACACCAATTACATGTGGAGTAGTATTTACAGTTGTTTTGTCCGTATATGTGGTCGTCTGATAATTCCATAAGTATCTTTCAGATGATGTCGGTGTCTGCACTGTTTCCGTCCAACCTGATGTGGACGTCGTCACGTCCGATGAACTTGAAGAAGCAAGGTAATATTGCGTAATTTTGGAGATTCCGTTTCCGGTACTTCCCTGCTTCTGCTTTGCAATAGTAAACTGTTTTTCTACAGAAAGGCCGTTATACGAAACATTAACCGCAACAGTTCCTATGTCGCTCGTAAGCTTAGTTACTGTATACGTTGCCCCTGTTTTTGAACCTGCAACACCACTTCCGGCAGTAAATGTTATAGTTACACTGCTTGTGACGTTTTCATCACCGTATAATGCCGTTACTGTCGTTTTGCAATCAGGGAACGTTGTATAGTTGCCTGCGGAGTCTGTTGGAATACTCTGATATTCATTCGATAACATTACATTCAGAGTTTTGTACTTCTTCGCTTCTTCCGTAGCTGCATCCGTGGCAATATCGGATACGCTCTTGCCCTGCAAAGAAAATTCGGTGGCAAGAATATGAACTTTCCCGCTATCATCAATGTATAAAGTTGTTTGGTTGTCCTTATCAATAACCTTTATGCCTTTAGCATTGATAAATTTGCCCGCTAAAAGTCCTGCAAGAATGTAGTTTGCATTGATGTACAGTTTCCCGTCCTGTATATAAATCCCCTGATCTTTGCCGCCGTTTGTCAGCTTATTAAATACCTCATCCTGTCCAAGGCTTGTGTCATACTCCTTGACCGCATTATCAATGTCAGTTTTGTCTGCGTATTTAAAATCAATCCAGTCAGTGTCAGTAAATGCACCGTCCGCTCGGCTTCTAACTGCTGTTTTGATAGATGCTTCGCCATTTGCTTTTGATGTGACCCAGAAATCTCCCATGTTGTATGGCGGTTTAGGCTGTTCAAAATAGACTGCTGCTTTCCCGTCAATCTTATCAAACAGATAATCCGGCGCTTCCTGCTCGACCCATTCACTGCCATCCCACCGCCAGCGCGTGTTGCCACCCGAGGTATTCTGCCAGAGGTCTCCTTTGTGGATATATTTGCCTTTTTCCCAGACAATTAAAATCTCATTTCCGCCTACGTCCAGAATGGAATTACCGTCAATATCTGTCCACGGAATCTCTTCTGTTTCTGTCCATTCAAGCGCTGGGTCTGTATCCTGGCTCCAAGTCTGTATCTTACCATCAAGCTGTTCTTGAAGACTTTCGATCGTATCGGCAAAAACGCCCTTGATAAATTTTGTGATTGCAGAATCATCCGTATATTTAGATGCTCTTACCCAGTCATCGGCGTCATAGCTTGCACCTTCTGCCTTTGCCTTTTGACATTTGAGAATGTCCCCTGTCTTTCCCTGAACCCATAAATCGTCAATGTCGTAAGGGGGCACTGGCTCCGTTCCAAATATTCTTTTCTTTACATTCGCCGTGTCCTGAGCTTTTGCCGCATCCGCCAGAGCTTTAACCACCGCAGTATCTTTTACATAGTCCCACTTGTATTCGCCATTGATCTTTGCATATCTGTAAGCTTGTCCACCATACTCTTCGTTGTTTACGATGTAAAACAGGTCACCTAAGTGTTTCTTTTTAGTTATATCATCTGTCCAAGTGGATGCCGGTTCGTTATTACCATCAGGGACATAATCTCCAAAGAATGCTTCTATCTGTCCGTCAATCTGCTCCTGAAGAACCTTAATCTGTGGAGAATACACTTCTGTAATAAATTTCTCGACTTCGGCATTTGCCACATTTTCAGGCGTTTTCCCTTTAATTGTAAGCTCTGTGGCATTAAGATTGACGGCCCCTGTCTCTGCGTCAATACGGAACGTAATGTTCCCGTCATTGTCTTTTGCCGTGAATCCTCTTGTGTTGATCCAATCCGACTGTATACCGATGGCATACAGAATGTTCAGCACTGCATCGCCGTTGCTATCAAATCCAGCTTTCCAAGTCTGACCTCCGTCTACCGACAAGAAGAATCCATCAGCACCCGTCTTATATATCACCTTGGAATCAGCAAGTGTAGGCTTGTTATGCCTATATGAAATCGTGGAACCATCTGCCTGAATTTCTTCTGTATAGTAAAACCCAAGGGTGTTGGCCGCCAGTTCGTTCATCTGCTTTAATTTTGCATCATAGGCAGTAATCTTTTTCTCAGCGTCTTTCTTTGCATTGTCAACCTCGACCTGCATGCTGTCTGGGTAATCGGCACTGATGTCCTCCATGCTCTTTGCATTGCAAGAGAAGCTTGTACTACCAGAGAATGCAAAGTCTACATCTGTCAGATATGAATAGTAAATATTGCCTTTAATGTCGGAAAATGTAATTCTATCTCCAAATGTGGCGTATCCGATTGCCATGCTGTCACAAGAGAACGGTCTTAATCTCATACCGACAAGCTCTTTTCCAATCAGGTCAACACCCGCCTGTTCATTTCCGTTCAGAAGCTTATTATCAATCGTGATGACATATCCGTCTGTACCGTACTTATATTCTGTTTCATTATCTGTATATTTGACCCCAGTAACAACCACGTCATCGACATCATAGGTAAGATTCCTGATAGCATTTAGATTAAACCCTTTTCGTTCAAGAATTGTCTCGATCTCGTTACTTCCAACATCAAGAATGGCGCTTCTGTTAATGTCATACCATGGAACTGTTTCTAATGTAATAGTGTCTGCACCATCGTCAAAAGTGATGATTCGTAAATTATCATTCTCATCAATGCGAGCGTTGCCACCTGCCAGAGCTGCAACCATACCGATTACTGCTCTAAAAGTGGTGTTTTCCGGCTTATTCTGCACCTGATAGTCTGCGTTTTTAAATGTTGCGTCACCTAATACAATCCCGGTCTGCTGACAGGCATCTTCTAAAACCTCTCCTGCGGAACACGGGAAGACAAGATTCGTTTTGTAGTCCGCCTCTGCCTTACTCATATAGTCCAACAAAGTGAGGTTAATCTCATCAGACGTGGCGGGCTTTTTTGACACAATAAATGTGCCACGGCGAATGATTTCCAATCTATCAGACAATTGTGAATTTAAAAATAGGGTAAACTGTGCCCTGGCAAAGTTGTAGTCAGAGAACCTATCATCATCATTGACCAGTGCCAATGTTGCTGTTTTTTCAATGGCTACACCTATCGGGAAGTCCCCGGAATCAGAAGAATCTACAATGCCGTTTCCATCAAGGTAGAAGTCTTCTTTTTCCAGGTTTAAAGTTGTCCCATCACGCAGCACCGCATTCGCCGTAACATAATAGTTACTATTTAAGAGAGATTCTGTTTTTAACTGATTTGTAACATTAATCATACCGGTCGAATGCTCCTTACATTAATAGTTAGTCCTGTCCATCGTTCCTCATTGTCTTTGAGTGTTTGTGCTGCCATGTTGAAATTAGATGCATAGAACGTTTTGTCAATCCATTGGCCGGGTGTCCGAGGGTCTTTATGATGAAATGTGAACTGGCTTTTATTAATCATAGAGTTGAGAATCGTTGCAATCTCTCCCCATTTAAGCTCGCCCCATTCCATGTCATATCCGGCGATAGTTCCCATTGGCGTGTTGTGCATAACAAGGTCCTGACTTCTCTTAGAACTTTCCGTTGATGTAGTTGCGAACACCGGCTTGTATGTGTCAGGGGCTTTTATAGCAACCCCATCAATCTTAAACTGTTCCTGTGCCATTTACACACCTCCTAACAAGAATGGATTCTGACCGCCATTTCTGCGTCTCCTGAGTTCTGCTTCATCAATGATAATGTCTAACAATTTTCTGCCAGATGCATTGACTGTAACATTATAGGTATTTCCATCTCCCTGTCCTTTTCCTGATTCTTCCCGGACAATCTGTCGCAACAGGCTTTCCGGCGCTTCTAAGTTATTTCCTTTTTTCTGGTCACCTAATACTGCAAGGAATTCTGACCTTGGTGGAATAACTGCGCCACTGGCCAGATATGGGATAGTTCCGATACGTGGAAATGTTGCATGAAATCCGATAGTCTTTGTGCCGAATGGCGTAGGCACATTCCATGGGCCAAAAGAAAATGCAGATTCAATTCCGCCAATTGCATTATTAATCATCCCAACTGCATTATTAACAATGCTAATTGCCTGATTGATTGGTCTTTTAATAAAGTCTACAATACCTTCAAATGCAGATTTTACCGCATCTCTGGCGGCATTAAACTTATCAGTAATAGCGGTTTTTATCGCTTCGACCTTAGTAGATACAAAAGTAGTAACACTTTCCCATGTTCGGGATGTCTTGTCTTTTATTTTATCCCAAACGCCAGTAACTTTGGTTTTAATTGCGTCAAACACTGTTTTTGCCGTGGTTTTAAGAGCACTCCATAATCCAGAAAGAGTCTTCTTGATGGCATTCCAGACTGTTGAAGTCGCTGTCTTGATTGCGTTCCAGGCAGTGCTAATGACGGTCTTTATTATGTTCAGTGCGCCTTTTATTACGGTTTTAATTATCGCCCACGCACTTGATACAACATCTTTGATAAAACTCCATGCTCCATCCGCAATCTCTTTTATTCCCTGCCAAGCCAGTCCCCAGTCCCCTGTGAAAACACCAACAAGAAAATCAATAATTCCGCTCAGCGTGTCTGCTACATCACCAATAATTTTAATTAATGATTCCAAGACTTTTATTGCCGTGGTCCCTACAACGTCAATTATCTTTGCCACAACCGGAAGCAAATTTGCGATTATCCAGTTAATCAAAGGCACTAACACTGATTCCCACAGAAGTTTCAGAGAATCAATGAGTTTTCCGAGAAATGTTTCTATCTTTAAAATTGCGTCCCCTAATGGCCCTTCTAATAGCCTTTTGAATTGTTCTGCCAGTCCTTGTAAAACCGGAAGAATATAGGTGTTGTATCCAGTTATCAGAGTTCCGAATATGCTTGATAGTCCATTTGCTATAGAATCAAAGAACGGCTTTACGTGTTCATCGTATAACCTTGATATTGCGTCGCTAAGGTTCTGAACAACTGTCAGGACTCCACTCGTGACAGTTTCTATTACTCCGAGACTATCTTCGATTGCTGACTTTAAAATGTCCTTGTTGTCGATAAAAGGCTGCGCAATCATGTTCAGAATATCTCTGCCAAGTTTTGCAGCCGTTTCTGTAAGAACCATTCCGATTTTAGCAAAGATTCCGATTAAATCTGCTGTAATCTGCTGTGCGGTTTCTCCACCGAAAACTGAGAAAACATCAGCGAAAGCAACTGCGAGATTTCCTGCAATTTGTGAAATTTCAGCGCCGATGTTGAACATATCTATCAGATAGTTCTTTATTCTTTGCACATTCTGCTTCAGAAATTTCTCGATTCCGCCTATAATGTTTTGCGCAATTGTCAATCCGATTCTGGCAAATGAGCCGGCAACTTGTCCAATTGCATATGCAAATGAATCTAAAAAATTATTTGCTGCCTTGGTAACTTCTGGATCAGTGAAGATATCTTTTAAAGATTTCCATATGGAGTCAAGGTCTTTCTTTATTCCGTCAAAAATCGGCTCGTAATCTCCCAATCCATCCCAGAATCCTTTTGCGATTAACTTGGCCAGCTGTTTAAACCTGTCAATTATCTTCTCTAGCGGTTTCGACATCTTATCAAGAACTGTCTCACCCTCTGCCACCTTTCCATAATCAACATTTTGTACAGCATCTTTCATCTGATTTGCAAGTCCGCCGGTTGCGCTCGGCGCTTTTGACGATGAATCCGCACTTTTGTCCGTTGAGTAATTATTTATTTCGTCGAGAGGACTAAGATATCCTTTTGCCGCCTTAGTGGCTTTCTTGGTTGCGTCTGCTGTATCATTTGTTGCATCTGCCAACTTTTCGGCATTGTTGGCAGCATTTCCATATTGGTCGGCTGTGTCAGCTATTGCATCTGTCCCGGCAAGACCTGCGCCACTTGCACCTGTCTGACCAGAAGATTTTTTCCCGGTGATTAACTCCGTAAATGACTTGAAGGCATTCGCCAGAGTTGCCAGTTTGCCCAGTAAAATATTAATAACTCTCAAAACGGGAGTGAAGAGATTGATTAATCCCTGTCCGACTGTTGCCTTGAGAGATTGCAACTGTAACTGCATCACTCTGACCTGGTTCGCCCATGAGTCAGATGTTCGAATGAAATCACCAGATGCGGCAGACAACTGTTTCTGTACAAAAGCCAGACGGAGAGCCACTTTCTCCTGTTCGGTCATGGCAGATGTGGTTTTTCCATAGCCATTTGCTAGCGCGAACTGGTCAAGCGCCGACTGAGTCATTACCACGCCGAGGTCCTTGAGTGTTTCCGTTTCACCTGTAAATACTGATTTCAGCTTGATATAAGCCAAGTCCTGACTGATGTTATAGAATGATGCTACATCACCAGTCAGCTGCGTTAGAGCCGTTGACATGTCGTAAGCCTGTGCTTCGGAGAATCCGAACGACTTAGACATTGCTCCGAACGTTCCAACATACCTTTTTGCCATTGTCTCTGACAGTCCGGCAGAGGTCATGGCATTCTTTGCAAATTCATTGACCTTATCAGACATGGTTGTAAATGTAACATCAACCACGTTCTGGACTTCTGTCAGATTAGAACCAAGTTCTACGCACTCTTTCCCAAACTGGGCCAGTTTCCCAATTGCGAATGCTCCGCCAATCAGTATGCCTATTTTTTTTACTACGCTGCCAAGTCCGTTAAAAGACTGCCTGATTGCTGATACGCCGTTTTGCACACCTGATGTGTCCATCCTAGTATCAATAATGACTGAGCCATCAGCAGCCATGTGTCCACCTCCTAACTATTTGAGGTTCAACATCTCATTCAGCTTATCTTTATAAGCTTGCTCCTCGTCGCTGAGACGTGTTTTTATGTCAATTATGTTTTTATTCTCTTGATAGAATTTCTTTTCCCATTTATCGAACTTTTCGCCCTTTGCTTTTTTTGACCGGATTCCAACTACGGTGTTGAACAGGCACTCGCCAGATTCCATAAAGTATCCAAAAAACGTCCACCAGTGCATATAAGGTACTGATCTGATTTCTTTACCAGCAACCTTGTTTACAGCCGGCACGATCATATCTCCATCCTGTTCCCAGTCCATCAAGCGGGGTTTAGGCTTATTCGGACTATCGTTAACTTGACCACAGTCAATAAACTCGCAAGCTTTCTGACAAGCTTCTGCAAGATATTCCGGGGGCATGCTTTGCCAGTCCTCAAACAGAATCTGTAACATAACAACAGCTTTCGCCTGTTCGTCCAAATCTGGGTCATCCATGGCGACCAGAATATCAATAATTACTCGAAAATCCGTCCTGATAGAAAAATCCACCCCACTGATATTTAGTGAGGTGGGTAACTCATAGGCGGTCATTTTGTATACTTCTCCGTGTACTTATTGACCACTTCCTGCATTTTTTTCTTTCTCTTTTCAATTTCCGGAGTAAGTGCTTCATTGATTTTGTCCAGAACGATATAGGCAAACACCTGACCATTTCCAAAAACAGTTGTCGCAGTAATTGGTTCTTTGAACAAATCCTTAGATGCTTCGTATCCGAGCATATAATTGATTTTGTCCTCAATCTGCTTATTAATCTCCGCCATCTCTTTGCTGGAAGAAACATTTTTAACAGATTCCTGCGCCTGTTCAAAGAAAGTTTCCAATTCTTCCGCTCTTGCCGCAATGTTAATGTCGGTAGGGTTCAGCTTAAATGAAGAAAACACTTCACCCTGCTTGTTCGTGAATGTGAAAAGAAGAAATCCATCATCAATATTTGTGTTAATTGTTTTTGCCATTTTCTATATCCTCCTAAAAATTATTCGCTGTCGGCTGTGAATGTACCGGAACTGATATCAAACTTTCCTTTGATACGTTCGCCGGTATAATTGACGGTAAACGGAATCTGATATCCAGATGTATCACCGCCGTAGGAGGTCGGCACAACGTAGCAGTCCTGCTGATATGCTTCATACTTGCCTGCTGTGGCTTCTGTCCAGAGATGAACCTCAACTGCTTTTGTTTTAAGATTGTCGTCTTTGTATCTGTTGTCTACGATCTTCTGCAATGCTGTAAACAGATCAGAAGCAGTGTCTGCATAGAACGGATCAGCGTCAGAAGAAACTTCGTAACCATTATGTTTAAATGTGGATTCTCCAAGAATGTTTTTAGATGTTTCAGTATCTGGATTGAGTTCGACATTGTACTCTTCCAGATCTTTTCCAAGACGCTCATATTTCGGTGTCAGCCCTCCGCAGAGGGAACCTGCATCGATATAATGAGCCATATATTTACGGTCAATCTTGCCTGTAACTGCCATAGAAATGTCCTTTCTGCCCATAACTTTTAAAAGGCTGTGTAGGTTAGCGGCTATCTCCAATTAATAGCCGGTTATTACTTGTTATATTACTTCGTAAGTATTTTCGTAGCGTACTGACAATGGCAATAGCCAATCCTGTACGCCACTTTCCTGCGGTTCTAAACCATAAGAGTTATCACGTGTGATACGTTTTATCACTCGCCCCTGTGAAAGCTCAGGAAACGCATTTAAACGTGTCTCAGAGCCATTTATGACAACTGGTTCTCGGCATATCCATTTACCGAGATTGTCAAGGAACTTCTGAACAGATAACTTCTGCCGTTCTTTGTCAGATGCTGTTCGGTATACCACATAAAACGGATACTGGCATATCTGGTGCATCGTGCCGCAGACGTCTTCTTTTTCTGAGTAAATCAAAGCTCCGTTGTCTGCTGAGAATGCAATTCCTGATTCTTTGCCGAGTTCCTCAAATTTGATTGTTTCATTTTCATACAATCCCGGATACTGGTTTAGAAGTGCTTTCATGGCATCTGTCAAAATTTCGTATCCGGTTGCATCTTTGCCAATAGGTTTATCCGCCATGTCTGCCACCTCCTGCCTGTGCTTTTACTTTGCGAATCCATGTACTGCCATATTGTCGTTTAGCGGCATCAAACCATTCAGCTTGTGCCCGTGGGTGAGCCTGCTTGGTATATTCAAGGTTCTCCTTTGCGGCTGTCTGACCAGAAAACTGACTAACAAGGACTTTCTTGGCCCCACGTCTTGCGTAGGGACTTCCAGTTGCTTCATCAATCATTCCTTTTCCCTCGTACAGGAAACGTCCATAAGGAGCCGCCGCCGCGCATACTTTCCCAGTTCCTTGCGAGGATGTACTCTCAACTCTTGTTCGATTAATAAAATTTCCGGTAATCATTGGCATGAACGGAACCATACTGTCCATAACCATTCCATCAAGGAGATACTGAGCTTCTTGGTACTGTCTGGAGAACCTGTCCATATTCAGCTTAATTTTCATATCTCCATCAACTACGGAGAACCCTTTAAAATGATGAATCTTACTCATATTACTTACCCAGAATCTCAAAATGGGGAATCAGTGCATACGGACCGCCTACACTGGTAATCTTAAACACGCTATCCTTGTTCTCATTCATATACTGATAGAATCCGCTCCGATAATCACCATCAGTTACCGTTCCACCAGTCCACTCACCCTCCCAGAAGAACGATTCATCTGAGAATGTGATAGTATCTTCCAGAGCGTTGTTAATCTGCCTTTTCCACTCTTTAGGCGGCACCCATGGAAGAATCTTGCCGTCTTTATCAGTAATGGTTATACCTCCGTTCTGGACGGCATATCGAACATGTAACTGTGCGTTGTCAGTTGCGTCTGGTCCGTACTTTTTAAGGATTGCTCCTTTGTCGGTAATGAGGTCAACGCCGGATAAAACATGAGGATACCAGTACGCATCTCCTGTTGTGGCTGATTCGTAATAGTCAAAAATCGTCACCGTTTTTTCGTACATGATATCCTCTCCTTAATTATTCTTTCTGCACTGTCTGCTTAATAACCTGATTTACACCAGTAGCCGACAGCCCATTAAACATACCGACTGCAACTGCCGTGATATAATCTGTTGCCGGGAAATCCGGGATAACTCCCATCCCGACTGCTCCGAGAATCCCGCCAATAACCGCCATGATTACCGGAATCCATTCATCAGAGATTCTCTTTGATGCTTTGCAGCCCATTCCTACGATGTAGCAAATCATAACGATTGCGATACATGAGCCTAATGTTGAAATGTCCATATAATCACTCCTTTATGCTCCAAAATTCAGAGAAAAAGGCTCTCGTAAAGCCTTGTATATTTCTCTTTTAATATCGTCTTTATATACCGATGTGAGAACACCGCCGACATTTATAGTCTTTGTTTCTCTCATAAGCGGCTGTGATGTCTCTTCTATAATGCTCGCATCTAAATAGGCTACTCCAACATTTTTACCGCTCCAACACTGTTGTTTGTCTGGACAGCTTTCACAGTCTTTTCGCATATCTGAATAAGCCTTTTTATTGCAAATCATACTCACACCCCCGCATAAAGAATCGGTATTCCATCATCCGTCCTTATTCCCATCAGAAGCGGTAAAGCTGTCTTAAGAAGCAAGTCGTTCGTTTTCTGCACATCTCCGGCGGCGGCATATACTGCACTCCATTCCTTTGCACTTGCCCCAATTTGCTGTGGCGTTGCGTAAGAGATAGATTCACTGCCAGATGATACAGATGTTACAATGCCTGTCGTGCTACCACCGGACCCGATTGCGGTTGACGTACCGCTCACAGCGGCATTGGTAGCATTCTTTTCGGCAAGTTCAATCTGATACATTAATTCAGCCAATGAACAGACCGCCTTTTTGATACGCTTCTGTGAGCGTTCGTTTTTCGGCAGTCCGTCCACCAACCTGTCAAACGTCATTGTGTCCACAAAATCACTGGCTCTTTCTGCCAGTCGTGGAAAGTCGGCTTCTGGCACAACATTGCCGAATGATTCTGTATAGAATTTATAATCTGCATAAGCCATGCCAGTTACCTCCTACGTTTATGATTTTGCTGTTACAGTCGCATGTCCAGCACTTAATGCTTTATAGGTGCTGTCACATTCAACCACTGTGATTACCTGCCCCGTTGTTGCTGTAATGTCGGATTCGCCATCCCACGCGCTCCAGCTCTTCACATTCTGTCCGTAGTCTACGGCAGTCTCAGATGATGCAACTTTGTACTTGTACACATTTCCTGCGCTTGCTTTTGCCGGAGTAATGGTCACTTTAGTACCTCCACTTTTACTTCCTGCTGCAGAGTTTACAGTCAGAGTTCCAAGTGTCTGAGTTGTGTTGATGGTTCCAACAGCAATGGCATCAATATACTCTGCAAAGAGGGTAAGTCCCATGATTGCAAATGCTTCAGATACTGCTGTGTGGTAGTTGCCCTGAGTGTGGAATCCGATCAGGTTTGTTTCGCCGGAAACGGTATACACAAGACCTGCTCTTGCGAAGTCAGATTCGTTCGGGTCTACATAGTACAGAACAATGTTCTCAACAGGTGTCGCAATAATCTGTCCTCTTGAAATCTCGCTGTCAGATAACAGGAAAATGGTATTGAAGCCCATGAAATCTTTCATGTACTGAAATCCAAACTGATTCTGAATAGAAATCTCAGCTGCACCGATATATTCATACACATCCAGAATATTCACAAATCCAACAACGCCAGTCACATTTCTGTGCATCTGTTTGAATTTGTTCTCAACACGGCCTTTAGCCATCGCCAGCGCCATCTGGAAAGTAGTTTCTGTGAATGTGAGGGTACCTGTTTTTAGATAATTATAAAATCTTTCAGTAACATTTGTCTGAAGCTGGAAAAGGAATTCATCATCGGTCATCTGAACAGCATTCTCATAACCGTGATCCTTGATTGCTTCGATAGATACAGCCTTTGCGTACTTCTCAATGCTCATTTCTGCATAAGGCTTTTCTTTTACAGTGAATTTGCTGTAAGGGATTTCCTCGCCCTCTTTAACATTTCCGTCCTGTAATGTGCCCTCTGCATATTTTGATTTAAGAACCGCTCCGGGTGTCTTTTTGATTGGACGCATGATACCAAGAATCTCGCGCAAGTGTTCCCAGTTTCTTTCAAATCTGGTTACGAAGTCAATCTCACGTGCTGTGACCTGGATATCATTTGTCATGATAAGATTAGCTTTTGCTGCCATATAAAAAATCCTTTCTACCCATAATTGTTAAGGTATTGGGTTAGCGGCTATACTCTGTCGTATAGTCGGTGTAAAAAATCACTGGAATAACTGGATATTCTGAGCAATTGCAGCCTGTCTCTCAGACGGGTCTTTGATTGCTTCAATATCTTTTTTAGTCATACTTCCCGGTGTCTGCTGCTGTCCAACGTGAGTGGTAAATCTTGCCTGATTCTGCTGAGCTTGCTGCTGAGATTCATCCACGAAAGCGGATGCGTCAGACTGTTTCATCTGTTCGATCAGGTCGTTCAGTCCGAGGATTTTACCGTCTTTCAGCTTAAGACCTGCTTCTTTGATGTCTGCCATAACAGACTTCTTTGCCGCTTCACTAGAAAACTTAACATCGTCGAGTGCCGCTTTGAGCGCATCTGAGAAATCGCGGTCATAGATTTTCGCATTAAAATCTTTTTCTGCGTCCTCCGCTTTTTTTTTCCATCCAGCAAGCTCTGTCTGAATGTTTGCCGGGTCGATACCGTCAAAACCTTTTAAGGTTTCTTCTGCTGTCTCAGCACGTTCTTTCCAGTTATCACGTTCTCCCTCAACTTTTGACAGAGTTTTCGCTACTTCCTTTGCATTTTTGTAATGTTCAGAGAGTGCTTTCTTAACATCTGCCTGTTTATCCTCCGGGATTTCAATTCCAAATGATTTTAATGTGTCAATAAGTTTCTGCATATATATCCTCCTGGCCGTTTTTATTGACCTGCCGCCGCAGGTATGGATTAAGCCAGTTAGACCACTGGCGAGGTAAGTGGAGCTTCCAGAGTCGAACTGGAAAACTTGTATCTATAGATATTCGTTCTATAGCCGATAGGTTCCACATAACCCGGATTCCCGGGTTAGCAAAGTGTTTAACGTGTCATGCCTACCACGAATTGTTTCGGATATTTATTTCTTTTTTAAAGAAAAGTATGAATAACAAAAACCTTAATCAAGGAGGTGGGCCATCTTGCGTGCCAGATGACAAATACGCACGACAGGATTCGAACCTGTTTAACTTTCCATTAAAGCGTGCGCACCAGCTACAAAAATTAAAGAAAGGAGGATTAAAACGAAAATGTCAAAACAACCGTTTTATTTGTGCTTCCTGCTGCACAATTACATTATAACAGATTTCTTTCAACTACCTCTCTACCACTTTTGTGTTTTTAGAGCATATCACGGAGTTTTTCCACGTATCTCTTAACAAGATCACGTTCCTCCCGGCACTCTGCGTCCTTGGACATATCGCTCATTTCTGTAGTAAGCTCGTCAAGGTGTTCTTCCAGAGCGGCAAGCATCTTTCTTTTGCAGTCTTCAGATTTGCCGGAACGATAGCTCTGTTTCTGCGTCATGTAGTCGTCATAAGCATCTCGTCCGTCAGAGCGGCTGTAATGCCCTCTAACATAATGCTCGCCGCGTCTAGCATAAGAACTACCTCTGTCGTAATCCGGCATCATTCTGCCGTCATTTGAGCTGTATCTCCCCATACTGTCGCGCTTTCTTCCGCGCTCGCTGTAATCGTCATTGTATCCACCGCGCATCTCATCAAGGACAGTGTTGTAATACTCCACTTTCTTATCCCAGTACTGTGTGTTCTTGATATCTTTGTACATATCAATCAGTTTGTATGTCATCTCCAGATTTCCGGTGGTCAGTCCATTATCAGCAATTTTGGAAAGCTCATCTTCGATTCTTGCACATAAGTCTTTAATGTCTCTCATAATCACACCTCCTATGCTTCTCTGGTCACAACAATGTTTGCATTCGCAACAGAAATAGCCTGATCGCTAGTGTTCTCTACCGTGATGTTAACGCAACATCCGCGTGGTACATCAATATAGATACCAGAGGACACATTGTTGTACTGATTTACTGCCGCTGGTGTGGAAATCATCTGAGAAGAAAGAACCGGTTCACCAGAAATTGCAATAGCCAGAGATATAGCTCCGACAGTACCGCCTGTTGGAATTGCGATATTACCAGAAAAATCCACAAAGAATCTCGCCTTACACTGGTTAGTCAGTCCTCTCAGTGTAATAATTCCGCTTCCCTCTCTGTGCTGAATGCAGTTAGAGCCTTTAACTGCTGTGTTTGAAAATACTACGTTTCCATTTGCTGCTACAGTCTGAGCAGCTATACTTGTAAATTCTGCCATAATTTTTACCCCTTTCATATCACAAAAGGACAGGTTTTAGCCTGCCCTCTGTGTAAAACGGCATAAGCCGACATAATCATAAAGATTAAGATACTACTTTATTTTCTTTTCTCTTATACTCTGCAAATTAGTATTGTAATGGTCTTTTAAAAATTGATCGAATTGTTCTGGCGTATTGTCTTGCTTTCCGTATTCGGAATGAAATTGGTTGTGTATTTTCCTTAACATGGGGATACCTTCTTGACTATCATTAATTCTTTTTAATTCGTCTTTTAGAATATAAAAGTCATCTTGATTATCATAATCCGATAATTTTTCAAGTACAGGTATTCCTGTTTCCATGCTTGCCTTTTCAACCAATTTGTTAAACGAATACAAGTGGTGGACAGACAGCCTTTCAGCGTTCTTTCCCGTAATAGCGCACACATTCCCATAACTTTTCTTTATCTCTTTTTTCCATGGGTTAGACACATCTCTTAATGAATCCGCAACATTGCACCTTCCGTCTTTGTAATTCCAATTTCTTTTGTTTCTATTATCAATAGCAGCGCATTTTGCACAACCAGATTCTTTTTTTAAAAAATAAAGAAATTTGATATTAACAAAGTGTCCTCTTTTACAAGTGCATCTGAAAGGAGTCATGTTGTCTTTGTATTCTTTTTCGTCAAGAATCGAATATCCTTTTTTTGCAAGCTCTTTTTTTACAAAATCAATATCATATTTTGTTTTTTTTATTTTCAAACTTTCGTTTCCGCATTTTGGACATCTGTCTTGCCCTGTACAGAATTTTGCATAGGATTTTTGAAAAATATTTCCACATCTGCATTGTATCGTTAATACTGATTGATTGTTCTTATATTTTCCGGAGATATATTTGCATCCACTGGAATTTATATTTTGTATGACATCATCAAGATTATTTCTAAATTTTCTCGAATTCCTTTCTCTTGAACAGTCAATGCACATAATTTCCCGTTCACGCAATTTATTGAAATTTCTCTCAAATGTCTTTCCGCAACCGCATCTTATTCGTAAAGGAGTTGAATTATTAACATACTTCTCGGAAAGTACTTCACATTTTCCCTCGGTCTTGTTTTTAACAAACTCCTTTACGTATTCAATCGTCAATTTTTTTGGCATAAAAAGCACCTCCTATTATGCTTTATTATGCCTTATTTTAAGACCAAACTCAATACTTTTTTATTGCGTGTTGCTATTTAATTAGCAATTTCCGCAATTACACCCATTACAGGTATACCCGTAAAGATTTGACGCAGGGAAAGACGGTACCGGCGTAGGTCTTATTGCGTCGATAATCTGGTTTGTCTGAGAAGCCATTGCAGTTGTGAGAAGTGCAGACTGGCGATCCTGAGAAGCGGCACGCCTGAGGTCATTGTTCTCAGCCTGCAAGTTAGAAATCTTTTCATTGCAAAGATAATCTAAAACAGCTCTCGCATTTGCATTCTGGTTATCAATGATGTCTCTTGTGTTGCTGTTCATGGTGTTCTGCAATGCGCAGGTATTCTGTGCCATATTGTAGTTTACGCCCTGGATAGCTTCCCTGGTTTCGCAACAGCAGTTCGCAAGCTGTGCCTGTAAAGCATTTGTGTTCTGCATATTCGCTATAGTATCAGCATTGATTGCCTGCTGGATTCCAAAGCCGGTCTGCATGATGTTGGTGTTGATTCCATTGAATCCAGTAAGCATACCGTTATTCATGGCATAAAATCCATCGCACAGGCCGCTATTGATTCCGTCAAGTTTGCTGATTACCGCGGAATTGTCAAATCCTCTCTGAATATCTGCCTGAGTAGCTGCTGTGGCTGCATATCCGCCGCCATTGCCATTATTGCCCCAGCCGTTGTTTCCCCATCCAAAGAAAGCAAAAATGAATAAAACAATAATCCACCAGCTACCGTCTCCGCCAAACATGCCGTCATTATTTCTACCGTTTCCAGTAGCGGCGGCAATATCTGCTAAGCTATAATTTCCATCCATAATATAATCTCCTTTTTGTGTATTTACATCAATCTGGCCAGATTGTAATGCACTATTTCATTCCTTTCAACATGTGTTGAAACTGTCCTGCCATCTGCTGAACCTGATTAAGCTGTTGCTGAGAAATCTTTCCAGATTGTAGCATCTTCTCAACTTCTGCTTTCGGGTCTCCCTTAAAATTTTGCTTAAACTGTATAAACTGCTGTATCATCTGTATTGGCCCATTTCCCTGTGACATTCCACCACCGAGGGCATTGAATAATGGATTACTCATCTGCGTTTCCTCCCTTGACTGCTGATTCCTGCACGGTATTAGCTCTAACAGGTTCAGAAAAAGAATTTAATCGGTTTATGATAGCTTCGTATTTGCCCTTTAAATCGTCATATTCCTGTCTGGTGACATATTTACTGTCCATGTTCTGAGCAGGCTGTTTAGGTGGTATCTGAGTGCCTACTTCATGATACTCAAACGTCCGTAATGGCTGTGGCATACCGGAAACGTCTGTGGATTTTATGTAGAATTTTTCGCTCTCTGAATCCATCAGCAAAACACTTGTCCCGGGTGCTACCAGATAAGATTTTGCGCCGACTTCACCAGATACCCACAGGATTCCATTATTATTCTGCTGGGGTTGCTGTACTGGTTGAGCCGGCATCTGGACAGGCTGTTGCTGGAACTGATTCATCTGCCCCGGAACACCAAAACTATATTGATAAGGATTGTTATATAATGCCATCTTATGCACCGCCTTTCTGATTATATTTTAAGATAAAAAAAGAGCCTTAGACAGTTCGTCTAAGACCCATATAAGTATCTGAAAAGTATCAGCATACTTTAATTATTTTATTGTTCACCCTCCGGCTTAACCGTTTTGCCGTAGATATACTCACATTCATCTGTTCAGCGCAGTATTCAAGAGTGTGTTCCTTGCATCTCAGTCGGAACAGTTTTTCTTCGTCCGGCGTGAAATTACACTCTACTAAAAACCTGTCTATATCTTTCTTTGTGAACACATATAATTTCATGAGCATACCCCTTACTAATGCAATTAACGCTGATTCTGCGCAAGATAATTTGTAAGCTTCTGTTTTGTTTTTTTTAATTCTTCGACGTTATTCCCACTAATCTGACTATCCAACATGGTTGATAACACTTCCAGAATTAATGAATCTCGTTCTGCGATTCTCTGAAGGCTTTCATAGTCTCGTCTATCATGTTCTTCCAGTGTCTCTACTCGCTTATTAAGTCGGAACGCCGGGGTAATCCACTTAAAGATTACAGCTGCCGCCCCTCCGACAATAGACACCCCTCCACAGATAGAGAGGAAAATCTGTACAAATTCTGATACGCTCATTTAGTTACTCCTTTTCCCAGTAATATACCGGGATTTCATTACCGGAATCCCATGTATCGAAATATTTACCATCTTGCACTGTCACCACATGACCATCTATGCAGAGGATATACGCGCCTGTTGGATGGTCTGTACAGAAATCGTTAACTGTATAGATATATCGTCCATGATCGTCTATCAAGTGTCTCTGGTATCCCAAGTCTTTTAGGTACGCACCCCAAACATAATTCGCTGACGGCATGTCGCATAGTTTACAGGCTCTTACCATTAGTTCTGTGAAAACCGTCTCCCAATCTTTCCCGGTTGCCTTGCAGATGGCACGAATAACACAATCTCCGACTCTTTTCCCTATAATTGGATTTGGATTATATTCTTCAAACATGCTCATTTTAAATACTCCCATAGATAACCGCCGCCAATCCCTTTCCGACACCATGCTTTTAGCGTTCCAATAGGATATCCAAGCAGTTCTGCTGCAACATGTGCAGAACAGTATGTAGCAAGAATTTTATTCTCTAGTGTTTTCTGGCAAACTGGTAGCGAAACAGTATCAATTGCACGGATTCTTGCTGTTCCGTAATTATTGTTATACTGATACGTGCACCATTCTAAATTTTCAACGGAATTATTAAGCTTATTTTCATCTTTATGACTTACGCAAGGCAATCCCTCTTTATTTGGAATAAAAGTTTCTGCAACAAGCCTATGAACTTGAAATTTTCTTTTATTCTTTTTACTATAAAGTGTCACTACATAATATCCGGAATTGATCAAATGCGGTTTTAAAATCAATTCCTTGGGTTTTCCTAATTTTGCACTTTCTTTGAAGCTTTTTACGTTTCCCAAATTACTAACTTGGTATAATCCCTCATAACCTTTGACATCTTTCCAAATTTCTCGCATCTTATTCTCCTTTACGTATATATGTATATACGT